TCATAATATTGAGCAGTATTGTAATAATTATACCAACTTTGACTATATTTAGATATTGTTTCTAAGTCTTCATTAGTAAGTGTAGGGTCGATTTTTTTAAGTTCTATTATAGGTAAAGTTTTTATTTCTCCCCAATAAAAACAGTCTTTAAAATGAGGGTCTTCGGTGTAACTATACACTACATTTGCAGGGTCTACATAATTTATTTTTACCCCTGCTCCCGGTAAAAACTCATGCTTAGCCACACCTATACCTATAACAGTAAGGTCATAGTCAAATCTTTTTCTAAGGTCTACATAATGATTTTCTGCAAACAAAGTATTAATAGCTTCTTCTTCAGCTATTTCAATTGCAGGTTTATAATTGAGATTCATATATAATGAAAGCTCTTCATCATTTTCAGGTAAGTCTTGAGGGTCCATAGTAAATGGATTCATACCTGTGTTTTTCTGTATAGTCGTAAGAACTTCTTTGGCAGCCATTTGTCCCTCAATCATATCTTGGAACTTACTGCGTTTATCCTGAGACATAGCGTCTTCAGCATATGCATTAACCTTAAATAATCTATCAGACATTCCATTAACAACAATGTCTACAAATTTAGGTAGTATAGGTACAGGAGTCCAATCCAAATTAAGATATGAAAGGTCACCGTCAACAGCTAACTCATTTTTATATTTAGCAACAGATTGTTCACCTCTTGCGTATAATCTAAGTCTATTAAAATCCCTCCATTGGTCATAATACCTACAGGAATTACCATCTCTTTTAAACCACTCATATTGTATAGCTTGACCTATCTGTAATCCAAAGCTATCTGTAGCTTTTTCAGCATCAGAAACGAATTGACTAGGAAAGCCTGCAGAGCTTATATTGATTTTTAC